ATGGTTTGGAAAAGTATCATCTGCAAACATGAACGGATAGAAAAATGAAAACTGAAGAAATTGCTGGACTTGTACGGGCCTTGGTTGCGGCTCTGGGCGGTTATCTTGTTGGGCAGGGCCTGCTGGACTCTGAATCCGCAATGACCATTGGCGGGGCTGTTACGACGATTGCGATGGCCATTTGGTCAATCTACTCCAAGCGCAAGGCAGTTTGACATGGACGGTCTTTACGCAAACATCGCAGCTAAGAAAGCTCGTATAAAAGCTGGCTCCGGCGAAAAGATGCGCAAGCCCGGTGCTAAGGGTGCGCCAACTAAGGCTGCATTCGTCGCATCTGCAAAGACTGCAAAGCCTGCCAAGACGGCGAAAAAGAAATGAAAGATAGTCGGTTGGAAAAAGTGGGTGTGGCTGGCTACAACAAGCCTAAGCGCACACCAAACCATCCGACGAAAAGCCATGTGGTTGTCGCCAAGGAAGGCGACACCATCAAGACGATCCGCTTTGGCCAGCAAGGTGTTAGTGGATCGCCTGCCAAAAAGGGCGAGAGCGAGGCCGACAAGAAGCGCCGGGCATCATTTATGGCCCGCCATGCAAAGAATATCGCCAAGGGAAAGATGAGCGCTGCATACTGGGCGGCAAAAGAAAAATGGTAATGTTTTGGACGGCGCTGGTGAAACTGATCACGGCAATCTTGTCTGTGATGTCAGGTTGGTTCGCTGGCAGAGCGGCTGGGCTAAAGACAGCCAAGATCGAGGAATTGCAAAGCTATGCTGACACTTCCAAGAAGATCGACGAGGTTAGGCATATGCCTGACGCTGACGCTGCTGCTGAGTGGCTGCGCAACCGTTCCAAACAGTGAGGCAATATGTGATGGCACGGCGCAAAGCAGGACGGCCCATGCGGCGGCACTGGTTGAGGATGGTGGGCCGCAATCACTGGTCACGGGCGCGACACTGATCCAACAAATTGACACTGGGTGTGAGGGATGACACCCAAACAGGCAGAAGCCGTTGCAGCCTTTAAGCGCACAGGCAGCGTGAACAAAGCAGCGCGGGAAATGGGTCTTGGAGAACGCAGTTTCAAGCGCCTGCTAGACCGCGCCGGAATGACGGCAGATGCTCGAACAGATTATCGTTTGGACCCAGCGATCAAAAATGGCATGGAAGCCATTGGAACGCGCATGGTTCCCGCATTGGCTTGGGCCAAGATTCCGCCGAAAGATGGCGAGATTGGCTATTCGCTTATGCTGCGGCCCGAAGCCGAACCGCCAGAGGCCGTTGCAGAGCGCATACGCGAGGCGCTGGAAGGCATGGTAGCTGCCGAGCCTGTGGTGGCCCCTGAAAGCGTGATGGCCGAGCTGTGCGCCGTATATCCGCTGATGGACGCCCACGTTGGGATGATGGCGTGGGGCCGCGAAACTGGATCGCAGGATTATGACCTCGGATACGCGGCCAAAGACATGCGGCACGCTTTTGCCAAAGTCCTAGCGCTTACGCCTGCCGCCGAGCAAGCGATATTGATTATCGGCGGGGATTACTTTCACAGCGATGACACTAGCGCCGAAACACCAGCAAACCGCCACAAACTCGATGTTGAGCGGTTTTGGAAGGTGATTGATGTCGGCATAGCAATTATTGCTGAGACGATTTTGCGTCTCTTGCAGAAACACGCCTGCATTCATGTGCGCGTGCTGCGGGGCAACCACGATCCACATTCCAGCATGACGCTTAACTTCGCATTGGCCGAACGCTATCGGGACGAGCCACGGGTTACGATTGAGAAGAACCCCCGCGATTTGTTTATGATGCAGTGGGGCAAGTGCGCCATTTTTGCTCATCACGGCGATAAAAGCAAACCGCAGCAGATGGCAATGTATTTGTCGGATGTGTGCCCGTTTTGGTCAGACACACGCCATCGGCATTACCTGACGGGCCATATACACCACGATCAGGCCAAGGACATTGGCCCCTTGCGACATGAAAGCCTGCGCGCATTTTGCCCCCCAGACGCCTATGCTGCAAGCATGGGTTACGGCGGAAGACGCGCCTTGCAATCCATGACCTTCCATAAAGCAGACGGCCTAGTGCTTCGCGCATTAGACCCGATTGACAGAATAGGGTAATGCGTTTGCATTACTTCAACCACTGTTCGACCGAAGGCAAATATTTGTGGTCTTCGCCGTATTTCTCCACCCACGATGCTTTTCCGTTGTGGATCGCATCAGGGCCGTCTTGATGGTGCGACTTACAAAGTGGTATCACCTCAAAGTCACTAGCTTTAGACGACCCATAGCGCCCGCAGATCACATGGTGGGCATCACTCGGCCCGTGCTTCAAGCAGATGACGCAAGGCAGTTGTTTGACGCGGGCAAGATGCGCCCGCGCCTTGGCTGTGCCACGTTCGGCCTTGGGTTTCTTCTGACCCAGTGGGCCGCGTTGTCCTAGGTCAGCCATCGTTCCCACTTCAAGCATTGCACGTTATTTTTCTGCGCCATTTCGTAGAGGCCAGTAACCTTTGCTTTGGATTTCTTAGCGCGTTGTATGGCCGCTTCAATACGGTCTTTTTCTTCATACAGCGGCGGCAGTTTAGCATAGGCTGCGGTTTTCATAAAGGGCTTTAGAATCCAGTGCATATCAGTTCCTCGGTCTGGTTGGTGGAAGGATTTTGAGAACGGTTTTTCCTGCATCGGTCAACCGCCAATGGTTTCCGACAGTTTCAACGACAAAGAATGGCCCATCGTCCGGGGCGTCTACACGTTCAGCCCATCCGACCAATTCGAGGCTGTAAAGCGCCGCGCCATGAACACCGCTGTGAATTGATGTGAAGACTTCTTGCCCGTATTGCTCAATGTCTTTGAGCGCTTGCCACCTTGTGGCGTTTAGTCTGGGTTTCATTGGAACTCCTGTTCATATTTCAGTGCTTCTGGATCAGTTAATCGCACACCTTGCGCCGTCCAGTTTCGCTGCATTTCATCCATAAACGCAGTCATTTGTTTTGCTGTCATTATTCTTGTGACTGGCAGATCAAAGGCCTTGATCGCATCAAGTTTATTTTCATAAGGCAGGTCTTTGATTACTCGATCATAAGAAATCCGAAACGCCTCATTTTCGGCTCGCAAAATAGGAACGCCGAATCGAAGTTTGCAATCCGCTCGAACATCCTCATGGGTTTGGTCTCCAAGTTGTGTGGCAATGTCAGTAAACCACCGCTGTGCTAGTCTGTTCTGTGCAGTTGATCTTGGCGCACCTTGTGTCCATGTTACGGTTATTGGCAGTTTGCGCCCGCGCAACAGGTTTGCAAGCGCTTCAACATGGATGGGGTCTCTGATGACCTTGGTGGGCATCAGCCTGCGCCCTGATTGGTCCAGTGGCTGACCATCACCGCGCTCACCTCATCGCGTGGGATGTCCAGTTCCTTTGCCACCTTATCCATCGTCATCGAGGCCAAGGCGTGCCATATACCGCCCGCTTCTTCTTCAAGGCGTTCATATGTAGCAATGATTAGTTTTTGATCAGACATTGAACTTCTCCCGCAACTGCTGAAGTTTCATTTCCAGATCGCCCAAGAACTTGATGACCTCGGCCTTGATGTCCGTCTGCATGGCATGATCTGCGTGGACCCGCTGCATCCAAAAATTCATATCGCCCGGCATACGGGGATCAAAGCTGACGAAATCGCACCACTCCCGGCCAGTGCACATCATCTGCACCTGCATCTGGATCATGTATTGAGATGGAACCTTGCCATCCAGCAGCGTCTCGATGTGGGTGGCAGAGTTTGGGCATTTTATTTCAATCAGCCCATCCGATCCCACCAAGCCGTCAGGTGATGCGCCGAAGCCTAAGATGGTCGGGTGTGGGATGAAACCTGTCTCCGCAACCGTTTCACCTGTCATCAGTTCATAGGCCATGCGGGCCTGTGGTTCGGTATCTGTGCCATGCTGCATGGCGGCGCTGGTGAAGCCTTTCACAGAGGTCTGCGTTAGACGCTCGGTTATTAGCTGGGCCATGTAGTTAGCCCGGCTGGCCGCATAGCCAGACTTTGTTTTTGCCATCACATCGGCGGTGCGGGATGCTGTGACACACCCCAACCGCGCTGCGAACCATTCTTCACTGCGCTGTTCCATTTGCCACCCCCAATGCTGCTTTTTTTGTAAGCATGGCGATTGCGTCGATCGCTTGCTTTTCGGTCATGTCTTCTAGCTGCTTAACTTTCCAATAAGCGCAGAACTTTGCCTCGTCTGTGTTTGTGTCAAACATCAGGTCGCTCATGTCCACATATTGCTCTTTGCTGATCAGCTTGCTCGGTTCGACCTTTGGCGCGGCCTTCGCAGCTGCGTTGCCATCGTCATCTTCCGGCGCAATGCCTGTCAGGCTTTCAAGGCCGATCCGCTTGGCATAGGTCGTGGCCGACTTCATGCCCTGCATGTCCTGCTTGTTGATGATCAGCGGCACATCG